GTCGATGACCAGATTTAGGTATTTGATGATATCTTCGGCAGCCATTACGCGAACACCTCCTCAACGTAGTCATTGACCAGGATCGACCGGAACGTGATGTGCTCGGCCGGATATACTGGCGAAAAGTCGAAATTAAAGTAGACCTTGCCGTCGGCCACAGCCGTCGGCGTGTTCAGGTCCGGATCGGCCCAGCAAGTGCCGCCCAGAATAGCGCCTTGCGCCTTGAGGTCACGCAGGAACCCGTTCACGGAATCGGTCACGTCGTCCACATAGGTCCGCGTGATGCCGCGATCGATTGCCCACAGGTGAGCGCGCTGCAGGGAGGCATTCAGCACATCGGCCGTGCGCCGCACCGAAAGGAAAGCGAACTTCGCGTCGGCCGAGAGCGTCCGATTGCCCCAGAGGCGGAAACCGTTCTGGCGGATCGTGGTGGCGACCTTGGCCTCGTTCAAAAGGTTTGCGCGCGACGCGCGATCGCCCAGGACAAAGTCGATCGGACGCGACAAGCCGATGATGCCAGCGATTTCACGATTGGAAGGCGACGCCCAGAAGCCAACGTCGTTGTCCGACTTGGCGATCATGCCAGCGACGCGGGACGACGGAGGCACGGCGACAATATCGCCACCCGCGAAAACAAGGTGCCAGGGATCGACCAGATAAACCCGATCGGAACCAGAATCGCCGGCCGCCACGATCGCGGCCGCGTCGGTGGTGTTTGGGCCATCCTGGATGATGACTGCGCGCATACGATCGGCCAAGCCGACCAGCTCGGCCACTACAGGGTTTGCCAGGTCAGTCGGACGCTGGTGGGTAAAGCCAGGCGCGATCAGAATCCGCGGTGCGAACCCGACGACGCTCTCCGCGCCGGCCAGCGCATGCACACCCTCGAAGGTGCCGTCGGTGGCATTCACGCCGCCGATCACATTTGCCAGGGTTTCAGCCTCGTCCAACCCGACATCGACCCGAACCACGATCACGACAGCGCCGATTTGATCGAAGATGCCATCCAGGGCAGCTGGCAAAGTGCCGAGGCCAGTGCCGACCGTGTCCAGCTTTGCCGCCTCGGTGCGAGAGCCCGCGACCAGGACAGGCGTGTTCAAGGGGAAAACGAGCGGATCGGCATCAGGCGCGGTGCCGACGATGCCGATAACGGACGTGTTGACGACGCTAATGGGACGAGTGCCGGATTCGACTTCCAGAACCTCGACACCGTGCAGGAAACTTGCAGACATGATCACCTCTCCGATGTGGTTGAAGGCAGGATCACGCAGCGAGCGCCGCTATTCCTCTGGCGCGTTCCCCGCGCGCAGCCGGCGCAGTCAGCGCCAGCGCCAGAGGCTGACCGCCAGCCACATGGCCAACCGCATAGGACGGCCGACCAAATCGGCAGCCAACGCATCATGGAAAACCGCAGCCGCTGTGACACGGTCCCAACCCTGGCCCAGCAAGTAATCGTGCAGCGCCGCTGCTTTTAAGAACTGGCGGTCGGCTGGCGAGATCAGCCACCGCAGACAGGATGGAACCGACACATCAAAGATCGAGCCGGCCGGCACCACGACGACGAGGCCGGAGCCTCGCCGTCCGACATCCCAGATCACCGCCCGCGTCACGCGGAAGGCAGCGATCGCCGGGACAGGCTCACACCAGTCGTTGATGGCGGTGTACGAACTCATGGTCAGCCGGCGACGACCAGGCCGAGCTCGGTGGCTTTGGCACTCGCGGTCGCCAGCGCTTCATCCAGAGCCAACGCCACTCCTTCGGCGTCGGTCGCGGCATCGATCGCCGCCACGGTGTTGCGCCGGATCCCAGCTACCGCGCCGACAACCGTCTCATAAAACGCCGTCCGCGCCACGATCGTCTCTGCAACTTCGCGCAACGACGAGCCGACCAAATCAGCCTCCACTTGGAGGATGGGCGCAACCGTCGCCCCTTCGATCACGGCCTTGGCCTCGGCCGACTTGCTGGGCCAGGACGCTACCTCGTCGCGCGGGATATCAGCGCGGAGCTGATCCGTCAGCCGATCGATCCAAGCCACCATTTGCCGCTTCGCGTTGGTCTGGACCTCTAGCAATGTTGGCTCCGGCTGGTGGAATGCAACAAACGCCGGCACCCCGTCGTTTTCCTCGACGCAAACCAGAGCCTCATTCGAGACATGCGCAAGCCAAACGTCGTCAGGAATTGGCAGGGACGGAACCGGAATCGCGTCGTGAATTTCATCGTCGTAGAAGGCGAGGACTTGACCGCCGCCCGCAGGGAAGTGCGCAAATTTAGCCATTTTCAATATCCGATCGCGAAGTAAGCAAAAGTATAATCGTTTTGGTCGCTTTCAAAAGTCGCCCCTGTTTTACTTTTTGCCGAAACTGCTAGATAACTTGCCCCGTTGCCTTGGTCTGTTCCATAGACCCCAGAAATAGCGGTGGGAAAAGCAATCGGGAATACGACGTCGGGCGAATTAGCTCCGCCCCATTGAAGAATTAGACCCGATTGCAGCTTTTGATAACCAGCGGCCCCAAAGAATTTAGGGCAATTCCCTGCCGTCCAAACGGGGTTACCTCCAACCGCAATTTCAGCGATGTCTGATCTAAAGCTGTAAGAGGCAAAAGTCACACCGGCGTCTTGCGACACATCTATCTTAAAGGTTTTTGGGTTTTCAGTAGGACTAAGTGATTGAAGTGAGTTCCCCGTGGCGTCACCGACTATAAGGATTTGTTGAATTTCACTTCTGCCAAAAACTACAGCCGGACCCGCCGCCTTTGTATACGCTATGATTGAGCCACCAGACTCCAAGGTATTTACCTTGTCAGTTTGCATTGCTGTGGATGGCAAAACAGACGCCTTTAGCTTGCCGGCCGAAAAATAGGCCAGCAACGTGTCGGCTTTCTGTTTTAGCCAGGAGGTCCGCTTTGCAAGTTGCTGCGTTGGGACGTTCGCAAAACCCTTATCAGCGGCTAGATCAGGCGCACCGCCCGTCAAAGGTTCGCCAGCTGGCCGCTGGTGGATTTCAGGAACCCACGTAGCATCTTCAGCCATCGGAATGAGATCAGCCATCAAGTCACCTCGAATTCAAAAGTTGTATCCAGAGACCACCCCTCGTCGAGCGAGTAGCCCTCATCGAGCGCGATGTTCACCCGCGCCTCAATCCGTTGCAGCCGGCACCGCGCCGGCGCGACCTTTTCCAAGACAGAAACCAGAAACTCAGCCTCGCGCAGCCGCAACGGCTGGCTCACGTAAACTGCATAGGACGCCCAGTGCGTCAGATCATGGAGCCGGTGGCCCTCATCAAGCGCCATGCCCGCGTCCAGCTTGGGAGAACGGCTGGCCTCCACTATATCCGCATCGCCATAGCCGAATGCAGTAAGTGCATCACGCACCGAGCCCACCGTCCCCTTGCGCCGGTGGATAGACACCGAACTCGCGATAGCGGCGCGCTTGACGTCTGACGCCCAAGAGGTGTCCCAAGAATCCACCGAGAACGCCCAGGCAAGAAACGGCAGATGATCCGCCGCCGCAGTTTCCGCGCGAGCGTTCGCCACAATGGGAATATCGATATCGACAGCAGCGGACACTGCCGCCTCGAGAACGAGCTCCACACTGGTAGAATTGGGCGGCAGAAGGGACAACAGATCAGTCACCTAGCCCACCCGACACGATGCTGATTGCGTTGCAGAATGCGGCTTCATTTTCCGCGATCACCACATCCGCAGCTGGTGAGACCAGCGCGACGTTTTGCACACCACTTCGGTAGAGCGCCGCAATGATACCGGCGCGCGGGATATCCCTGCCGACCAGGCGCTGCGCCGCTACAAACTCGTCCACCGCTGCCCTTGCCGCAGTCATCACGACAGCAGGGTCAGGACCGTCGAAAAAGGTCAGAGTGGCGTCGATCGAGAACGGCACGATGGTGGCCGAAACGACATCTACGGTATCGCACAGCGGCCGAACCGTATCGGCATCCAGCGCCAACTGCACCGTGGCGATGAGCGCCGCATCCGCAGCGCCGTCGCCATCAACATCGAGGATCACGACACGCACAACACCAGGCGCAGGATTGAGAACTGCCACATCAGCAATCGCGCCAGATGCAGACAAAGCGAAAAACCGATAGCCGCCAAAGGTGCCGGCCGTCGAAAACCCCTCGAGCGACAGCTGGATGCGTCCGCGAAAGCGCACGTCGCTCTCGAGCACGTCCAGGACCGGCGGAACTTGATCAGGATCGCCTGCTAAAACGACAGCGCGCTCAACACCGAACAAAGCGCCGATGTGGTCGAGGTCTGCGCCGGCCGCGAAAGCCAGCATCGTAGCGCGCGCCGCCTCGTTAATCCGTTGCCGCAGGAGCAGCTCGCGGAACGCCACGACCTCAAGAAGTTTGGTCATTGGCTCACTTTCGAGAGACAGCGCCTCCGCCAATTCAGGGTCCCGCGCGACAGCGTCAGCTTTCAGCTCCGCAAGGATCAACTCGACGCTGAGAACCTCAACCGCGTCC